GCTCTGATCTCCTTTGCGTAGTCCTCGCCAATGTTGATGCGCGACAAGGCTTCTGTGACATTCAATGCCGCGATGATGTTGTCAATGTCATCCTTGTCAGCCTTGCCAGTACGCAACGCCTCAAGGCTTGAGTGATTCTTGATCTTCAGGTGCAGGGCAGCGTCTCCCGTCTCGCTGATGTTCTTGAAGCCATTGATGACCCATGTCAGAGCATCGAGTCGGACGCCTTTGGGTTTGTACTTTGATTTTTTACGGCTCATTGCGTCAGACCTAAGACTTCCAATTCGAGCTGCTTGACGCGCTCCTTGAGAGATTCAACTTCCTGCTCATAAGCGTCCAAGTCCTTGAGCATCGAGCGCATGACGCTGGCGATGAGGTCTGGACCTTCAGCCTTGTACTCTTCCAATGCTGTGATGAGGCGCATTGCTTCTTGTCGTGTTGTCATTTGAGCACCTCGGCTGACTTAATCTTCTTTGTGGTTCCATCAAAGGTTATCTTGAGCTGGTCGCCTTTGTTGTGCTGCTGGTTGAATTCAGAGTTAACGCGAAAGCCAAAAGGCTTGTCGAATGAACCGTAATAAACAATGTCAGGCTCTGGTTCAGGCTTGACGCGATACTTTCCATTGATCTGCCACTTAGGTGGGTTAACAACCATCCATTGATCTGCAATCAATGACTCGATCTCAGCCCCATCAGCCCATGCCTTGATTACTTCTGCGTGTTTATGCGGTTTCATTTATTTACCTGCTCTTTCTTTAAGCTGCATGAACTTACGTTCAGCCTTGACGCCTTCGTACCATCCGACCATGCAGCCTTTCTGCGCTGCCTCTCTGACCAGTCTGCCTATATCGTCAGGGCGCATGACGCCAACCTTGCCAGCAGCTCTACGCACAAAGTCCTGCACGATCTCGTCTAGTTTCTGTTGCATTTGCTCGCTCATGCTTCCCTCGCTTTCAGCATTGCGTCTGCCAATGTATAAGCATCCAAAGCAATCGCATCCGCAGGTGCGTCTTCGTAATCTGGTCTGCTGTTCATGGATTGCATCGCCAAACCTGCAAAGTGATCGCGCAATGTCATGTTGCCTTGAACGAAGCCACCAGTCTTTTGGAAGATTCCTTGCGCTTCTGCTTGTTTCTTTGGGTATGTCATTATTCTTTCTCCAGACGTACGGAACGCCATTCGCCGTTTAACTCAAAACGGATTTCGTTTTCTGTTGCACCATCAGGAGCCCACCATTGCTGAAGAACTTTAATTACTTTATGGTAATGAATTCCGTTCTCTTCAATGTCAATTGAGCGCTCAACGAAGCGCAGTTTTGGTGTTGGTGTCATCACGCACCCCACAGCAAATGAGTCAAGAAGCCAGCAGCAAAGGCAAGCGCGATGTAGGTCCAGAATTCGACTTGGTTGGCAACGCTGTCAGCGTGACCTTCCAGCCACTCCCAATTGCGCTGGCGCTCTAGGTCGTAATAGTTCTCGCGGAAGGCGTCAGCCTCGGTGCGTGGATAGACACGAGTTGTGTCGTTCAGGTTGGGAAGTTTGATTGGTTTCATGGGTATCAATCCTATTAGTGGTTGTTGATAAGAGTGGGGGCTTTCGCCCCTTTTTTATTAAGCTGCTTGACGATCTTGAAATGCGCGACGAGCTTCGGTTCCTTGAGCCACAAACTCTTCTGAGCCATAAACAGGATCAACTTCTGCCCAACGATCTGCATCTAAAGCTACACCAGCTTGAATCGCTGCGTTAACGCGATCTGCCAAGGATTCTGCGCGAGCAGCTGCTTCAGCGCGAACATCAACGAAAACTGTTTCGCCATCTGTATCTTCGTTACAAATAACTTCTGCACCCTTGAAGGTCACTTGATGACGAAAACGACGACCAGCATCGTTATAAATAACAACGTAAAAATTCTCAGCGATAAAAGGATGACCATCGCATGAATAACCAGCTTGATAAAGATCAGACTCGACTGCTGCTGTGTATTGAGTTGCTTTCATTTGTTTGCTCCTGTTAGCTAGGTTTGTTAATTGAGGACTTCATCCTATCACACTTGACTACCTTGTCAACACCCAAAGTGTATTATTTTCACAACAAACTCATAAAATTGTTGTCGGGGGTATGGTTTCTCCCCCTGACTGCTGGTTTCTCCTGCTAGCAGTTGCCTTCATAGGGGCAGGGTGACAGGACTCTGCCCCTTTTTTTGTCTTGCCGTTCAAGTCAATTATGGCTTAACATCTTAGCCATGACAAATCCAAACTACATTCAAGAGATTCAAGAGCGAGCGCGTCTAGCTGGCTTCAATATGGCTGAGGTCTGCCGCGAGGCTGGCATAGATCAAGCCGCATTCAGCCGTTGGAAGCGCGGGACTACCGTTCCCCTTGTCAGCTCAATGCAACGCCTTCGTGATGCCGTAGATCGCCTCATAGCAGCACGCCTAGAGTCCATTGACAAGATCGGTCAACCATGATCGCGCCAGTCAGAATCATCGGGGTTGATGTCGGTGCGCTCGGTGCATTTGCTTTATACGTTGATGGCAAGCTGGACCGAGTTGTAGATATGCCTGTCGTGGAGGTCGTTCGCGGTGGCAAGGCAAAGCGTCAAGTCTCAGCGCAAGGCGTTGCAGCGGTCATCAAGGAGCTTGCACCCACGCACGCATTCGTTGAGAAGGTCGGTGCAATGCCAAACCAAGGCGTCAGCTCGATGTTTGCCTTTGGTCGTGCAGCAGGAATCATTGAAGGTGCGCTCTCAGCTCTATCAGTTCCAGTCACATACATCACGCCACAAACATGGATGAAAGCAACAGGATGCGGCAAGGGAAAGGACGCGATACGTCATCGCTGCATGGAGCTGCACCCTGATGACCAACATTTGTTTGCTCGCGTTAAGGATTCAGGCAGATCGGATGCCGTGATGATTGCAATGTATGGAGCGAAACTGAATTGACACTCGCACGCTTACCTAGAAAATGCTCAGTCTTTGAAGCAAAGTATTCAGCCAAGCAGATGCGCGAATACGCTTTGAAGTGTATGAAAGAAAAACAGGAGATAACTTTGGACATTAAAGAAGAAGAACGCGAGGTGCTTAGAGAGCACATCGTCTGGCTTACACAGGAACTCGAACGCACAAGAAACCTATTGCGTGAGCGCAATACATTGCTGCGTGAATTGCTTAACCCTGACTCTCTTGGTTGGGGTGTGAACAGCGAAATCAGATCACGCATCTACAACCTATTTTCAGCAGAGCTTGAACAGGAGAGAGCATCATGGAACACAAAATAACAGCGCTCATTGACTTAAAGATTGAAGGCTTACGCCACGCATTGTTTCGTCACTATGCCATCGAGACAGAGAACTACACAAACGCGATGTACTACCAGCTTTTGTTTCTTGATGCAATGACACGCTACTTCGACATCAAGAAGAAGATGAATCAAAAAGAGATTGATTCCTTCATGTACGCAATCACTTGCACAGACTATCGCGGTCTATAACCACAAAGAAAGAAACCACAAATGATTAAGCTCAGACCATCAGCAGCATCACGCTGGATTAACTGTCCTGCATCAGTCCAGCTCTGCAAAGGCATTCCCTACGAGCCAGCAGGTGAAGCAGCGCAGATCGGCACAGCGATTCACGCTGTTGCAGAAACCTGCTTCCTCACAGGCACTTCCCCCGACGAGTACATCGGCAAGGTCGTGGAAGGCATCAAGATCACAGAGGAGAACGCACGCTTTGCTGCGCTGCACGTTGACCACATCAGAGACTTAGAACTCGCTCTAGGCACGCTCAAGGTCGAGCAATACGTCACAGCCTACAAGGGCAAGGAAGTCGATCTAGGCGGTACTGCTGATGTCATTGCCTACTCTTACGACAAGGACACGCTGGTTGTTGCTGACCTCAAGACTGGTCGCGGCTTTGTTGACGCTGACTCAGATCAGATGAAGATTTACGCAATCGGTGCAATGGCACAGCTCAAGACCGAGTTCACCAACATTGAGCTGCGAATCATTCAGCCGCATCACGGTGAGCCACGCACGCACAAGATGACCTTTAAGGAACTTAACGACTGGTCTGCGTTGTACCTCACGCCAGCGATTCAAGCAATCGTCAAGAAAACAACAACGCCAACACCGTCAGACAAAGCATGTCAATGGTGTCCTGCAAAGGCTACCTGTCCAGCTCACGTTAAAGAATTCAACGAGATCGCGCTCAAGGACAAGGAGCGCTTGCACGACATGACTGACGAGGAAATCGCAATCATGCTCTCGAAGGTCGATGCAGTCGAGGACTACATCAAAGCCTTGCGTGCATACGCCACAAAGAAGATCGAGGACGGTGCAGTCATCACAGGCTGGCAGATGCAACCCAAACGCGCAACGCGCAAGTGGTCAGACGAACAAGCAGCAGCAGACTTCCTAAAGTCCCACGGCATCAGTCAGGATTTGATCTACACAACGTCAATCATTAGTCCTGCCGAAGCAGCCAAACTGTTGTCTAAAGAAGACAGAGTGTTGCTTGATGGCGTCACTAAGAAAGAATCTTCTGGACTCACGCTTGCAAGAGCTGTGGGGCTTGGTCAATAATCTCATCCCGTCACACTTCGTGGCATTCTCAAACTCGAAAGGCTCAAATGCTTAATCTCTCCTCCTCTGGCGGCTCTGGTAACTACATCCGCTTTATGCCATCTGCAAACGCATGGCTCAACAACGCTAAAGAAGAAATCCAACTCAAGAAGGTCGTGTTTGACATTGACAATGTGCAAACAGGCTGGCTGCATCTCGGTGAAGGTGTGCGTGATTGGCAACCAGACGTAGCGTTGGGTAAGAAAGGCGCACAGCCTTCACCCGACCACAAACGTGGCTTCATGGTGAAGTTCTACAACAAGGAACTCGGAACCGTGGAATGGTCTTCCAACGGGACTGGTCCTAACATGGGCTTAGAAGCTCTCTACAAAGAAGCAGCAGCTCAACGCGAAGCCAACGCTGGCAAGTTGCCTGTCATCGAGTACACAGGCAGCAAGCTGGAAAAGATTGGCAAAGGCTCAACACGCATCCCTAACTTCAACGTGGTGTCGTGGGTTGAGCGTCCCGCTGGCATGGATGCCGAGCAAGAGGCTGGCTTCTCATCTAGCGGTGAGTTTCAAGGCATGAAGCCAGCAGCTCAGAAGGCAGTACCTGCTCCTGCCGTTGAAGATGATGAAATGTTTTAAGGAGAAACATAAATGAACACGATGCAAATTCGTTTTGAGTGCATGGCGCTCGCGCTTCGCTCTGTGCCGCAAGGCACATCTTTGGATGCTGTGCAACAAATCGCTGAGGCAATCTATGCCTTCGTGATTAAGGAGCAAACACCTGAGACGCCACCTCAGTAACCAAAGGAAATCGCGGGGCAGCATCACGCTGTCCCGCTTTTTTTTCCTCTATGGAAAACACACAAGAATTTTGGTCGCTGTTGCTGATTGCATTGGCTCAAAGGGTCTATGAATTGGAGCAGCGTGTTGAAGAATTAGAACAAGGACAAGAATGCAAGCCGAACAAATAGCAAAAGCGCTAGGCAACGCAAAGAAAACAGGAGGTGGTTGGCTTGCGAGCTGTCCACTACCCACACACGGGCAAGGCAACGGGGACAAGAACCCAAGCCTGAGCATTAGTGACGGTGAGGACGGTAAGCCTTTATTCAAATGCCACGGTGGGTGCGACCAGCAGGATGTCTTCGAGGCAATCAGGGACTACGGGCTGCTGCCTGACTTGGAACCACGAGCTGAACTGCTATCAAGCATCAAGCCTTTGCCGAAAGCACCAGTATTGGAGCAGGAGTGGCACTACACCGACGAAGATGGCGTCACGCAGTTCATCAAGCAACGCTACAAGACGAGTGACGCAAAGGGCAAGACTTACAAGCTGCTAAAGGTCGATGACCAAGGCAAAAGGCACGCCACGATGCTCGGAGCCAACATCGTGCCGTACAACCTGCCAGCGTTGGAGGACGCGAGGGAACAAAACCGTGTGGTCTTCCTTTGTGAAGGAGAGAAGGCAGCAGATGCCTTGAACTCAATCGGCATGACAGCCACAACTACGCACGCAGGAGCTGGCAGCTTTCCAGAGGATGCAATCCAGTACTTCGTGAACCTGAATGTGGTCATCGTGCCTGACTGCGACAAGGTTGGTTGGGAGTACGCGAAGAAAGCCACCAAAGCAATCAAAACCATTGCAAAGTCCATAAGAACCCTTGACCTTGAGCTGCAACCAAAAGAAGACGCCTACGAGTACGTCCACAACTACCAAGGCACGAAGAACAAGCTCACAGACCTAGTGAAGCAGTACGCAGTAAAAGTCACACATGAAGATGAGATAACCATTCCTGAACGCTTCATGGACGCAGAGCAAAATACAACAGAGCCTGACACGCAAGAGGAAATCCAGCCACAACGCAAAGGCTTCCTCATCGAAGCGTGGGATGACATCAAGGACGAGCCTGTTGATTGGCTCATTGAAGGCGTCATCCCGAAGAAGGCTTTTGTTGCGCTGTACGCGCCACCAGCAAGTTTTAAATCCTTCGTGGCTTTGGACATTGCGGAGTGCATCGCCACGACCAGACCATTTCTTGGCAAGGAAGTCAAGCAGCAAGGTGCAGTCCTATACATCGCAGGGGAAGGTCATGGCGGTATTGGGGCGCGTATCAAAGCCTTGAAGCTGCACCACAACACGCCACAAGGAGCGCAAATCTATTTCCTGCGTAAGCAAGTCAACCTCAGATCAAGCCAGCAGGACATCCAAGACCTCGTGCAAGCCATTGACGAAATCCAAGCAGTACAAGGCATCCAGTTCCAGCTCATCGTCATTGACACCTTAGCCAGAGCCTTTGGCGGTGGCAACGAGAACGCATCAGAGGACATGGGAGCCTTCATCACAGCCGCTGGCACGCTGCAAGGCAGGTACGAATGCGCGTTGCTCGTAGTCCACCACGCTGGTAAGGACGCGACCAAAGGACTTAGGGGTCACAGCAGCCTATTAGGAGCCGTAGACACCGAGCTGGAGATCATAAGAATCGAGGACGCGCCCAAAGGAATCCTGCACATCAGCAAGCAAAAGGACGGGGAAGACGGGCAGCGTATGGGCTTCCAAATGGTCACGGTGGAGATCGGAACGTCAGCGTTGGGCTTTGAGGAGGTGAGCAGTTTGGCGTTGGAACTTGACGGAGAGATGGACATAAATCAGCAGCGAGGCGGCAAGTCAACGCCACCAAGCCGAGCAGGTTTAGGCACGAATAACAAGAATGCGCTCAATGCTTTGCATGCTGCAATTAAGAAGTTTGGAGTAATGGAGCAGGTCGATGGCAAGCGCAATAAGTGCATAAAGATCGATCAATGGAGGGATGAATTTAAGGCAAATGTAGGCAATGACACAGATGCTCAAACATTCAAAAAGCTCTGGTGGAGGGTCAAGACACAGCTCATAGAAGCCGAAAAAGTTGTCGTTCATGGCGATTGGTGTTGGGCAATTTATGCTGACCATGACCAAAAAGATGGTGAGTTTGGAAAGGTCATTCCAATCAAATAATGGTCTACATATGGTCTACATATGTGGACAAATGGAGACTCCATGTGTAGACCACAAAAGAGTCTACATATGGGGTGCGGGTCTATATACCGCACCCATATGTGGACTATGTGACCGTGAAAAGTGACCTATTTTGTAAGAACCAAGTAAGGAAGTAAAAATGCAAAAGAAACTGAACAAAGCGCTGAAAAAGATCGAGCAACCGAGTTTCCCGTCAGACCCATTTGAATTGGTCATGCGATCAAAGCTGCTGGAGCTGAAGACCGTGAAAAATAACCACGAGAAACGGTGGGGTATTAATCGAGTCATCGAGTTGGTCGATTCGGAGTTTCGTGTCAAGTTCTGGAAACAGTCCGAAAGAATCTTCGAGGCTCAGAAGGCACGGGATGAGATGAGGTTCGAGAAAGCAGTCAACGGGATGATGAAGGCTTACGCTGCGCTTGACGCTTGGGCTGAGGAAAACAAGATCGGTGTGCCAGAGGTCAAGGCTTGCGAGCTGCAAATGCAGGACGGGTCAGTCATGGTGGTGGTCGAGACTCAGCACGATGCCGAGCTGTATCAGCAGTTCAGACCCGATGTGCAGAACCGTCACATCTGGACGATGCAAGAGCTTGAGGTCATCATGGACGCGCCAGTCATCAAAGAAACCATGAAAATCAAAGCCTTGCACCCAACTGCTCAACTGGTCAAGCTCGACAAAGACCCGACACCATTTCCTGATGGTGGCGTCACAGGACTTGATGACATGAAATCGGACGAATTGGAAGGTTCTGACATGAAGAAGGTGTTTGACACTTCTAAAATGGGCAAGAAGGCAGCTAATCGGTCGTTATAGGCGTTTTAATGCGTTGGGAATACCGAGGTAGCATGAATATATAAAAATCGCTTGGAGGGCGTTTAAATGGCTGGACAGAAAAAGAAACGAGAAGACTTGGCGTTGCTTGAAACAATCCCGAAGGAGCAGATTCGCACGTTATTCGAGGCAGGGCTTAGTGAAACCGCGATCTGCTACAAGCTCGGCATTGGCAAAAAGGCGCTTCAAGTGTGGCTGGATTCCCCAGAGCAGGAGGGTTTCCTTATGCACGCGCGCGCGAAAGCTGCTGACCATCTGGTCGCGGAAACCATCGAGATCGCTGACCAGACGGACATCGAGGAGGTCAACAAGGCGCGTCTGCGCGTCACAACGCGCCAATGGGTCGCAGAGCGCTGGAATCCCGCGGCATACGCGCAGAACAAGATGCCAAGCGTGCAGGTGAACTTGTCTGGCATGAGGCTCGATGCGCTGCGTCACATCGAGGTCATCGAGGAAGTATCCACAGATCAGAAGAGCTAAGTTGTTCAGGTTATCCACAGACGCATGGCAAGTGTTGCGCGCAAGCAACGAAAAGCATGTATAAGCTGTTGATAACCACGATGAAACTTAACATAATG